CATTTGTAATAGTAATAATTATGACCATATGCCATTATATTTCACCTATGAAATTATTTATCAAATTGTAATCTTTGTTTTTTCTCCAAATTTCATCTTCAATAACCAACAAATCAATTCCTTTTTCATTACATTGGACCTGTTTTTGGTTGTCTGTATATCTTCTATTTTTATGCCACCAATTTGATCCATATTCAATAGCTTTATTCAATTCCGGCAACCATATATCCAATTCAAGCATTTTTCCTGTTTTTGGGTTGAAAATCTGGTTCCGATCATTTTCAATTATAGCTCCAGAATATATGGATTTGATATAATTTGCTATTTCTTTTTCTCCTCTTGATATAATTTTTTCCTTATTACAGGTTCCACATCTATTACCTTGTTTGAAATTATTGAAATTCATCTTAAATAAATGACCTTTGGGACATATTATATGCAATTTATCTTTATTTCCATTACATTTATTACTTATCAATTGATACCCATCAAAAGATTCAATGTAATTTTTAACACATATATATGTTAATTTTCTTTTATCTGAATTGATTTTCCTTGTACAAATTGGACATCTATGACCATTTTTGAAACTACCATAAACCACTTTGTATAAATGTCCGGAAGAACATTCAATCTCAATCTTTTCTCTATTATTATAGTAATTTTTACTTATTAATTTATATTCAAAAGATTCTATATAGTTTTTAACATGATCATAACTTAACTTTATTTTTTCAGTAAGATTTTTCCTTGCACAAACAGGACATCTGGTACCACGTTTAAAACAATCATAACTCACTTCAAAACTATGGCCATCAAGACAAATTAAATCCAATTTAGTTATTGAACTAACATAATCTTTTGACACCAATTTATATCCAAAGGATTCTATATAATTCTTCACATCCACATAATCTAATTTTTTCATTACCCACCACCATAGACGCTTTCATCAACATCAGGATCATCATATCTATTTGCTTCTACCCATTCATTATCTCCAAATGCTGATATACCTGGTAACAAGGTAGACAGGTCGGAAGAAATGTCTCTTGCGGATTGAGATTCTTCGGAGAATCTGTATGGTCTCAAATAAAGAACATGAACCAAACTTCTCAATTGGAATATAGCCTGATCGTGGGCCGCATGTGTCACTTCAAAGGTTCTGGCGGCCACTTCACTATTATAATCATTTGTATACCATGGAATGATAATAGCATCACCGGGTTTTGGAGCAGCTGAAATACTTATATCCCGAAACCAAGTTGATACAGGAATATGGGCAACAATATTATCCGTTGCAACCATACCAAACATGCTGTAGAGCGTGGGAATCTCACCGACTTCATACACCATTCTAGTTGCTCTACCAGTTTCAAATCCTTTTGTCGGTGTTTCACCATATAAAGGGTCAGCGGGAATATTATTATCTCTTATATAATAAACCACTTCTATTCCAGATATATCAACAAATTCCGTTGCATAAGATTCAGCTAACCAATATTCAGGATTATCTTTCAAGTCATAGATATTCCAATTTGGTTTATTGGAACCGATCAGTGGATTTCTTCTTTTTTCAGTAATCATAATCTGAATATGAATTCCTCTATTTTATTGAAGTTCTTATTTTTCTGCCATTCTGAATCCATAATTATTAGCAATTCTATGTTTGTTTTTTCACAATGTAATTTTTTTACCAGATCCAATTCCTTTTTCCTTTCATTACTATGCCAATATTCACCATTATATTCTATGGCCTTATTTATTTCCGGTAACCATATATCCAATTCCAGGTACTTTCCGGTTTGTGGATTTATTATTTGTGTCCTGTCATTTTCAACAACTATTCCTTTATAAACAGATTTTATATATTCAGCAATTTCTTTTTCTGCTTTGGATATAAAACGGTCTTTTTGACAAATCGGACATCTTTGTTTATGGTGAAAAAAATTAGCAAATGTCATTTCAAACATATGTTTATTTGGACACATTATTTCAAGTTTTGTAAATGTGTTTTTATATTCTTTTGATACTAAACTATAATTTTCAACCTCTATTTTTTCCTTAATTTCCTTATATGGTAATTTTCTTTTTTCAGCAATTTTTTTTCTGGAGCAAACAAAACATCTATTACCTTGTTGAAAATGACTATATGACATCTTCAACATATGACCCTCTGGACAGGATATTTTCAATTTTTCCTTATTATTTTTATAATTATCATTCAATAATTTATATCCAAAACTTTCTATTTTCTCCTTAATTTCATCATATGGTATTCTTGAACCACCATTACAACGTGGACATCTTTGGCCACTTGAAAATGAATTATAAGACATATAAAACATATGTCCTTTGTTACATTTTATATGTAACTTTTTTTTGTTTCCTTTATATGCATCAGATAATAATTTATAACCTTCAATTTCAATATATTTTTTTATATCATCATATTGTAATTTACATCTGTTACCAGTTTTTAGATGATAACATAATTTGCATCGATGTCCTTGTTGGAAATCATTATACTTCATTCCAAATTTATGACCTTCAGGACACATTATTTCAAGTTTTGTAAATGCATTTTTATATTCAGTTGATAATAACTTATATCCATCAACAGATTCAATTCTATCTTTTACATAATCATATGTCAATTTTATTCCACTACCCAATCAACACCTCCCCGGTAAAGTCCCAAACCTCCTCTGTCCGTAATCGTTCCTCAAGTAACTGCATTTCTTCCTTGCCTTCCGCAAGCAAAGTTTCACCATCCATAGCCAATCCCACATTACTTCCAACTGCATTGAAGTTTGCGAATTTACTTCTTACACGACCCAAATAGGTTTTGCATACAGCGGTTGCATAATCCAAAATCCACAAAGTACCATAGTTATCATTATCAGTACCTTCAAGTACCATGGTTCTCAATAATATAAAACCCGGAGAATCATAGGTAACAGTAGCACCAGAAATTGTAAATGACATGGAACTACCTGTAGGTGGTGTTGGAATAATTTCCAATTGATTTGTATATCGGTGATAAATGTAATTATAAGAAGAAAATATATAGCGGCGGACCGTATCAAGAAATTCCCTAGCAATATGATAAGACAAAAGAGTATATTGATTCTGGCCTGGTTGCATAAACAAAAATTCATACATACCCTGATTGTAAAGAAAATTCTCAACGGTAAACAGAGTATGAATCGAACCTGTAACCCTCATATCATAGGATAAAACATCGGTAACATATGTAGGTAAATAATATATTGCCTGGCCACCGGAAAGCATCATTGTATAATATCTTTCCACTGTTGATTGGCCAATTGCCCATTTCAGAAAATTAGCTTTTGCATAATCTATAGCATCAAATATTTGTGACCGGTCAAGTTCCACTTTGACCATAGGTGCTCCCAGGCGCCGTGTTATTTTTTCGGCCAAATCATCTTTTGTCATAATTTATAAATCTCCAATTTGATACCAGTATTTATATCAATCAAATAATTTTGAATCAGAAACAAGCCAATCAAAATTGTTTTCACTATCACCATCTGTTATAATTCCCCAAACTTCTTCCCATTCTTCTGCATCATGTGTATCTCTGGTAAGTGTGGCCTTTTCTTCAAAAACATCCATTTCAACAATAAAGAGACACCAATAAAGGGCGGAAATAATATCATCCGGCATATCCTTTCCTTTGAACTTACCGTTTTCTTCAATAAAGGAGGTCAATTCATCAACAGTTTCCTTGTCAACGATATGGACTTTTTCATCTTCCACCAACTTCTTCATCAAGGTAACAGCACGTGGCCGGGTATTTTTCGTTGCTCGGATACCAAGTTGGGATTCTTTTGACCCTGTATTTACCAAACCTTCATTCTCATAGTCCCACCATAAACGGTTTACAACGGCAGAACCTTCAGCATTATTTTCTACCATCATAAAAGCATCGTTATAGTAAATTGATAACTTATTGATCAGATCAGCAAATTTGAAAACATTGATTCGATTATCAAAAAAGGTGGCAACCTGTTGAAACTCTGCAGGACTTGTAGATATAATTTTACAAACCTGAAGTGCTGAATGGTGTTCACCAGTTCCCTTTGCAGTATCAGCACCGATAACATATCTGGACCCTTCAATTGGTTTTTCATAGATCAATAATTTACCTGTCATTTCCCTAGTAATTGGTTCTTTGACACCAAAATACAGTTTCTCCAAAACATCTTTGTCAACAATTGTATTGATAGAACCAATAAAATCGACTTCGTGTTCCTGTTCAAACTTGAGTTTTCCAAGGTTCTTTCTCTGATCAGTTGCCCATTTTTCATCCCTTTCTGGTACACACTTCCAGTTATACTTCAATGGAATGAATGTATTTTCTCCTCTCTCTGCCTGTGTATATAAACGATGGAAAAGATTGAAAGGACCATTTGGTGTTTGGTGTCCTATATAACCATTATACAACACAGAATGACACCAATTATCATTTTTTATATCGGGCAAGGAAAAATCATAAACAATGTTTTCTGAATCTTCAATTGATTTTATTTTTTCCCATTTTATATTTTCAGAAATAGAACTATCATAAATTAATTGTAAATCATCATCAACAGGAATGTTTTTTTCTTTCAACACATCAAATATCTTTATAACAAAATTTTTTGATAAATGTTCTATATTTTTTTTTCTATTGATTATAATTGTGTCTCTCAAAACCTTACTATATTTTTTCAAATATATATTAGCATAAGGTATAATATCTGTTTTACAAACATTATCTTTGACAGGTAAAGCAATATTTTTATTTTGTTTTCTTTCAAGTTTAAATCCAATAGTTTTATAAAATTTTTTAGAACCATTAACACTTGTATAAATTCTATATTGAGTTGTATTTGATTTTACTTTTCCTTTTGAAGATTCTATTGTTGTAAAAACTTCCTGATATTCTGTTAGTATACCAAAATTAAGTAATAACATTCTTATTTGATCTATCAATTCTTTGGAAGATAATCCTATACCAATTTTTCCATTATCTTTCCTTGACCAACCGTCACCATCGAATATACCCTGTAACAATGCAATAATATTTTCTCTGGACATTTCAAGTAATCGTTTGGGTATAATTTTTTGAGGAGCTTTTCTTGTTATATCAAAACCCACAAATTTTAATAATTCTACAATAGCAATTGATTCTATATTATAATGCATATTGTCAAAACAACTATATTTTATATTGAGCTTTTTGAATATCCATGAAATATCATCCCCACAAGAGATACAAAGACGATATTTATCAGAGTAGCCTTCTGAAATATATAATCCAAACAAATATGCCCAATCGGATGTTATCTTATCAATTTTTAATTGTTTATCTTTTTGTAGTTTTCTATCAATAATTTTATTCTTTTTATTATATTTCATTGAATTAAATTCAAAACTTATGTTATCATTATTTCCCCATATATCCATTCCATACTGTATAGAAATAAAATCTCCTATAGATAATTCAGATAGTTTGTACCAGTTATATTTTCCGTTTTTACATCCCCATAATTTATGATTTAAACTACCTTCCAGTTTGGATGATGTTGTTTCTATAATTTTTGTTTTTGCAATACCACTATTTACAAACAAATTACCAGAATTTATTTTATTTTTACCAACTACATTATATGGATAAACTGTTTTAGGTCCCAACTTATTATTATCAAAATCAACAATTTGTTTTGGACCTTTATCGGTAAAAACATATGTATTTCCAGCTACACAACTTATGATAACAATTTTTGCTTCTTCTGATGCAGACATAGTTGGAAAGTTGGCCGCCCAAAAATCTTCAGCAATACCTTTTCTCACAAATGCAATTTCATCACAAAAAAGGAGGTTCAAAGTTCTACCACGGAAAGCATCCGCTGAAGTAGCTGAAACGACAATTTGAGTTCCATTATCGAATTTTACGGAAAGTTTTGACCACTCCACAACACCTGGTTTCAACCACAGGGGTAGTTCTTCATACATTGTTTTTATTCTACCCAAAATATCAACGGCAGAAGATTGTTTATTGGAAACGATACCGATAAACTTATCCGGATTGAAGATAGCAAACCATAAAGCATAAATGGAAATAATGGTAGTTTTTCCGGACTGTCTGGAAATCAAACAACAAACCTGATTATGGTTTTTTATCGTTTCAAGAATTGTTTTCTGGAATTCCCGTGGATTGAATTTTATCCTACCATGATCAGGGTGGATGATTTTTACATACTTCAAGTAGTATGTAATATCATTCATACATCTATCAAGTTCTTCAACATGGGACAGAGAATATTCAAACTCTTGGCCGGGCCTTTTCAGAAAATCGTCATATTTTATAGGCATATCTTATAAAAATTCCTCTATATTAGGAATATTTATGATATCCAATTTGGACTCAATGCATTATCCCGATTTATTTTTACATGTAGGACTTGATCTTTTTTCTTATAAACCGTTTCAAGAAATACATCATTACCCCACAAGTAGGTTATATGTTTCAATGTTTCTTCAGCATTTTTCTTATCCAAGACAAGACCATCATAACTGTGTTTTAGATATAGATAACCACGGTTTTGATAATTACCGTTGGTAATTTCAATTCTCGGTATTCCACTTGTAGCAAATGTCTTGACAATAAGATTTTTGATATCCTTTGGTTTATGATCTGTTATCCTATAATCTTCGGAAATAGGATTTTCCTGGACTACATATAGATACATTTCCAAATCTTCAATAAGTTCTTCTGTAAGGAAATCCTGGATAAAAAACCAATCATTATACGACTTCATAATTTCAATACATTTTTCCCAACCGAGATTGAGATTTTTATTCCAGTTTTTCTTCTCTTCCATATTTGTACAATTATCATATTCTGGTCCAAACTTACCCTTGTTCCATCGATCTTCAATACTCTTCCATAATTCAGAACCAACAAGGTATGGATTCATATGGAGTCGATGTTGAGCTTTCACCAATGAATTTGAATAGTTATATTGTCCATGTTCCACATCATTCAATAAATTCTCTTTGAACAGTATATCAAGGATTTTTTCGTGCATAAAACAACTCCACCCTTCGTTGATATACTTTGTCCTTATAATTGGCCAATAATATTGACCTTCAATTCTCAAAATTTCAAGAATATCTTTCTGCCAATCTTCAAGATTTTTTGAATTATCTATAATGAACCGTAAAATATCGGATGTAGGTTCAACAGGATTCAATTTTGAAATTGTTTTCAACAATTGAGTATTATAATAATTATCTTCAACTACTTCCTTATCCTCATCTTCCTTGAGGATATCTCCAAATTCAGATCGGCCAGCATGTATATTTCTTTTCTTGTGCTCATATATTCTCTTTCTTTTTTCTTCCTCTGTTTCGGTATCAAATGGACTGGAATGCATCTGGAGAGCATGTCCAGCATCAACAACCTTTTCAATTTCATCAATACCATAAATTGATTCATATTCGATAAATCTCTTTTGTGCACCCAACAAGATATTGGACAAATCTTTTCTTGTATTTCGAAAAGTTTTGTTATTTTCCATGAATATCACATGACCATAAACATGAGCAATTGTGAGTATATGGACAGCAAGGTTGTTGGATTTCATCAGATATGCTCTGTATGGATCGGAAAATATAACAACTTCATAAGGTAGATTTGAAGAAACGTGATCGTGTATGGTTTTCATTCTTTCATAATCCCGACCATATTTCCAGGAACTGATATTACATGGGTTTCGATATGCCATGATCTCAAGCATCTTCTGGTCTGGTATAATATCAAAAAATATTTCCGGAACATCAAAGTTAAACTTTTCTTTATAAATTTCCCGGATTCTGTTTTCGATAATTTTGATTCTGTTTAGGTCGGTCATTTCTTCTCCTTCTTGAATAATAAAAATTTCAGGACTTCCCAAAGGTCCTCTTTTTTCTGGATCTTACAGGCAAAGATATGTTTTCCACTATCTTTGAAAAATTGGTCACCTTTTGTTTCATCAAAATCAAAAAAATCATCCTCTCCAACAACGAGTTGATCAAAAAGAGTTTCCATGGAACCCATTGATGAATTATCACTATCTTCAACTTCACAATAAGCAAACATGTTCAATTTGTTGGCCAATATTTTTTTGATCGATGCAACTGTCTCTTTCGGTTCAAAATCTTCACCATCACTTGCAGCAAAACAAAAACGGTTCCATTTTTCAATAGGGTATTCAGTCATAAAAGTATAATCTGCTAAATCTATACCTGTATGAATGAGAGTTCCGCCGGATTCTTTCTTGTGGAAAA